CACCAAAAGAAAAAGCCCGCACGAGGCGGGCCAAAAAGAAAACCCCCGCATTGCGCGGGGGTCAGGCTAACATTGTTATGCGTTGATCATATTGAGATCAACACCAAGTGCCATCAGCGCCATGCAGATATGGTGCTGCGCTTCGGTCACTTTGGCGGGGAGTGAATCCTGCCGCGTGTTGAATTTGTAGAGGGCAATTAACTCCTCCACGTTTCGCGTGATCGGGTCACGGTCACGGCTTCCAGCCTCGGCGGTTTCGCTCGCCTCGCCCTCTGCGCCCTCGCCCGCTACCGGCGCGCCGTATCGTTCCTCTTTTCCATACTTGCGGATACGTGCCCATACGGTCGACGGGTTTTTATGCTCGATTGCCTTGAGTTCGGCATACAGGGCCTTTTTCTCAGCGTGCACGGTTTTCGCCGTTTCGCTGGTATCGCTGGCTTCAATCTCGAACCAGTCAAAACTGAATAGCTGGTTCAGCGCCTCAGCGTAACGGCGCTCAGCGCCGTATGCCCGCTTTACCGCGTCCGCAACACCGGCGCGCAGAGATTCAAGGGTAACGTTGTTGCCGTCGATTACGATTGTGTCCATTGTGTAGCCTCCGATTATCAGTTAGTAGGGTTTCGTTCATGCGTCCGATTGTTTTCGTTCGCATGGTTCTATTATAGCATATTGTGATACAATCAGGAAACAATAAACACGGCATAACAATGTTAGCCGAAGCGCTGACCCCACTACCCCGGTATCCCCCGCTGTCAGTTCAGGGGTGTCAGGCACCGGCTTTACTTACCAATCCACACAGTCAAGCACACATTTTTATATTTTTTCTCGAACTACCCCCTACTAAAATACCCACAGTCTTACCCCCACCCCCTCGATATAGAATACCCCCCGGTTAGGGACTCCTAACCTCCTGCCAGTTTTTGGAATGATCGTACTCAAATTGAGAACGTTTCCTTTCGTATTACATTTATTGTGTATACTCGGGGCATACGTCGTTACAGATTGTCTCTTGCATGCCCGTAGTCAACCTAGAGCCTGATAACACGCATCCGATTCCGTTTGATACGGACGATCAGGAAGCCTCTACTTTTGCCGAAGAAGTAGCTGTTGCTGCGAACACGGTAGAAGCGCAAGTTGCCCTTGGTGCATCTTTGGACGTCGATGCGTTTACCGAGGAAAGAGAGAAGAACTTGATCGAGCAGGTAGTACAAAATCGCCAGACTAAGCATTTGGCCAGTCCGAATACTGCGTTTGCGGCGGCGGCGTTTTTGCGAACCTATGGTCAGCAGCTGGCTATGGACGCGGCGCAGGCACGTTCTGCCATTACGAATAAGCTAATGGAAATCGCTAACTGTGGCGATCCGCGCTACGAATTGAAAGCACTTGAGTTGCTGGGTAAACACAGCGATATTGGCCTCTTCACCGAGCGCAGCGAAATTACGATCAACTACAAAGACCCAACGGAACTTGAGAACGCCATCAAGGAGCGGGTCAAGCGGCTGCTCAATGCTGATATTGTTGACGTAACTCCAATCGGTGTGGACTTGGATGATCAGTTGGGTGTGGCGGGGGACGTAGCACCGCCGTTGATGGATGAATTGAACGCAGAACCTGCGCAAAAGGCCCCTGTTGATGACAACGGCAGCACAAGCGCTCAGTAATATATCCCTAAAAGATATACCTTCCATACTTCCGCTGCTGTCTACGGCGGAACAGGAGAAGCTCCTCGCTGAATTAGAGAAGCTGCAAGACTTAAAATCCCAACAGCTGTCGCAGACCCGGTTCCTTGCGTTTGTAAAAACAGTGTGGCCGACGTTTATTAGTGGTCGGCACCATGCCAAGATGGCTTCCGCCTTTGAGCGGGTGGCAAACGGCGAGATAAAACGCCTGATTATCAACATGCCACCACGGCATACCAAGTCTGAGTTCGCGTCTTACCTGCTCCCCGCGTGGTTCTTGGGTAAATATCCGCACAAAAAGGTAATTCAGTCCAGTCATACCGCTGAATTGGCCGTGGGGTTTGGCCGAAAGGTACGAAATCTGGTGGATCAGGAGATTTATACCAAGATTTTTCCCGGTTTGGGGCTGCAAGCGGACTCAAAAGCGGCGGGTAGATGGGCTACCAACAAGGGCGGTGACTATTTCGCTATTGGTGTGGGTGGTGCAGTGACCGGTAAGGGCGCTGACCTGTTGATTATTGACGATCCGCACTCGGAGCAAGAGGCAGCCCTTGCAGAAACCAGCCCGGATATCTACGATAAGACATACGAGTGGTATACCTCGGGCCCACGGCAGCGTCTGCAGCCGGGTGGGGCTATTGTCATCGTGATGACCCGGTGGTCGAAGCGGGATTTGACCGGGCAAGTACTAAAGTCTGCTGCTCTGCGGGGTGGAGATGAGTGGGAAGTCATTGAGTTTCCTGCGTTATTTGAGAATTACGACCCACCCAAACCACTATGGCCGGAGTTCTGGAGTCTGGAAGAGCTGCTGGCGCTCAAAGAAGAACTTCCGAACAGCAAATGGCAGGCCCAGTACCAGCAAAACCCGGTATCCGAGTCGTCGGCCATTGTGAAACGCGAGTGGTGGCGGACATGGGAGGAAGAATACCCACCCCACTGCGAGTTTGTGCTACAGGCATGGGATACGGCGTTCGAGAAAAGCAACCGCTCGGACTATTCGGCGTGTACGACGTGGGGAGTGTTCTACCATGACGACCCAAACACCGGTAAGCCGGAAGCCAACATCATAATGCTCGATGCGTTCAGGGATAGGCTGGAGTTCCCGGCCTTAAAGCGCAAAGCGCTGGAGCAGATGCAGGAGTTTAGTCCTGACTCCATCATTATCGAGAAAAAAGCCTCGGGAGCCCCGCTAATATACGAGTTGCGGGCGATGGGGGTGCCGGTGCAGGAGTTCACGCCGGTAAAAGGTAACGATAAAATCTCCCGGCTTAATGCGGTGTCTGATCTGTTTGCTTCGGGTAGAGTATGGGCTCCGTCGATGTCGTGGGCGGAAGCGGTAATTGATGAAGTAGCGAGCTTTCCTTCGGGGGAGCACGATGACTTTGTGGATTCGGTGTCTCTTGCGCTAATGCGGTTTCGCAAAGGTGGCTATTTGCGCGCTGAGTTGGATGAGCCAGACCCAGTGCGAGAGTTCCGGCGACGCAAGCAGGCAGGATACTACTAGGAGTTTACGGAATGGCTAAGTCTCTTGTAAACGAGAAATCTCTGCGGGCAGCATATCAGCTGCTCAGGGTGACGACGTTCAAGGACGTGAAGCTGCCGACCGCCAGTAGGGTGACTTTTAGAGCAGCAAAGCTGAAGAAGTATCACGCATTATACGAGTGGCCCGAACACGTAATGACCGTGAATGTGGACACAGAGGCCCTGTCAGACATGCTAAAGATTGTTGCGCACGAAATGATACACATAGCACTAGAGCACAACGCCAAGTGTGATCACGACCACCACGATGAGAATTTCATTGAGATGGCTAATCAGGTCTGCAGGGACTTGAAATGGGACGGCGGCGTTTTGTAAGACAATTTTTTAAGGATAAATCATGGCAATAGACAAAGCGCTGTACGAGGCCCCGCAAGGGTTGGACGCATTGGTGATCCCCAACGCCGAAGTAGAGATCGAGATTGAGCTCCCGGGCGACGAGGACGAGCAGCCGACAATGGCTGAAGAAGATGAGTTCGGTGAGAATCTTGCCGAGAAGATCGACGACAACACCTTGCAGACGATGGCCGCAGAACTGTATGGCCACTACGACGCCGATATTCGTAGCCGCAAGGACTGGATGGAGACCTACGTCAAAGGCTTGAAGCTGCTGGGCCTGAAGTACGAGGAGCGCAGTGAGCCGTGGTCGGGCGCGTGTGGTGTGTTTCACCCCATGATCATGGAGAGCGCGGTCAAGTTCCAGTCCGAGACCATCATGGAGACGTTCCCCGCAGCAGGCCCGGTCAAGACTGTGATCGTTGGCAAGGACACTAAAGAGAAGGAAGAAGCGTCGGTCCGCGTCAAAGAGGACATGAACTACCAGCTTACCGAGGTGATGAAAGAGTATCGCCCGGAGCATGAGCGGATGTTGTTTGCCCTGTGTCTGGCGGGTAACGCGTTCAAGAAGGTGTATTTCGACCCCTCGCTCAACCGCCAAGTCTCCATGTTCGTGCCCGCTGAGGACATAGTCGTGCCCTATGGCGCGTCAGACCTTAATAGCACCCCGCGTGTAACCCATCGGATGCGCAAGACCAAGAACGAGCTCCGTAAGCTACAGGTGGCTGGGTTCTATCGGGATATTGACCTTGGCGACCCGGTCAAGATGCTGGACGACATCGAGAAGCAGAAGGCAGAAGAACAAGGGTTCAGTGCCGAGGTAGATGACCGCTATCAGTTACTGGAGATGTGTGTTGATCTGGACTTGGAGATGTACGACTTCACGGACAAATACGCCAAGAAGATGGATGGTGTAGCCGTGCCGTACATCGTGACGATCGAGAAGGGCACCCA